AACAAAAGGAGGCAAGCCTAACGCCTCTCTTTGCTTAGCTCGTTTAAGCTTGTTTCTTTCGCTCTTACAGGTCTTGCAACAACTTTCGTTATCGCGCCCAGGTTCTTTCTCTTTCTTGCAGCTACTGCAATAGATACTTCTAGCCATTTTACACCTCGTAATTAAGACAACACTATTGTATCATCTTAATTACATACGTGTAAATCTCACATGGGTATTATTAACCTCATGGAATCTTCTGCAATGAGCGTGCTACCCCAGGTGCAGTCCCGGACATAAGCTCTGTTGTCCAATCCGAACTGAGCTCCCCAGTAATGCCTAAGAGATGCACCGGACTCTTTATCCTTGAAGTATACAGTCTTGAAAGGATCGTTATCTGGTAGCTTTGGCATCGCCAAATAGAAACTATTACCAGCATCCATCCAACCAGCTTGATGCGAAGGTAATACAGTCACAGTCATTCCAGCTTGAATAGTATGATTCAAATTTTGGTTTTGATTCTGTGCCCATACTAAGCCAACACCATTAATGGTCTGAATAGAAACAATTACAGTGTCTGAACCATCCGTACCAGCATCAGCAATTGCTCTGAATTGAACCTTTTGACGTGTAGGTTTATGACCAATAAATGTTAGGAAACGCATATTGGGCAATCCAGCTACCCCATCGTTAAATTCCATCAAGTCGCCAGCTTTAATTGCGTTGATGTCACTAGCGCCGCTTGTAGCTTGGAATGTAATCTGCGTTACATTCACACCAGTAGGATCATTTACTCCAATAACAGTCAACACATTATTAGGAGCGCCAGCATTACCAACAGTTCCAGCTATATGCAAAGGCAGTAAATTAGATACTGACCAATCTACTGCCATTCCACCAAAACGACCAACCTTCCAAGATTCTGCAATCTCATTGTTTCGGTCCGGTGCAAATTGATTCAAACCAGTACCGATAATGGCCGGAACGATATCAATTGGTAATACACCTCGTTTCTTAATACGTGAGGCACCGAAAGCATCGAAATTAGCCCATGCTTGAGCAAGTTGTTGGAAGCTATTGATAGGAGTAACACCATCACCAAAGAAGCGAAATGGTCCACTATTAATTTGTGGCAGTTGATATTCAGGTGATTTTGGATCGTTACCATAAACACCAGATACAATATTACGAAGAATGTCAGATTCAATGGCAGTACCAAGTTCACAAGCCGCTGCCTCACCAAATCTATCCATATAATCGCGAACATTAAATATGAACTGTTCGTCAGTATATCCAGCAGAAACGTTCTTTGCTTGTGAACAAATCAATGATTGTAAACGTTGAACAGATGGTTGCTGTGTAATTACTAGCCCATCATAGGAAATATATCGAGGAGTGGTATCAAATGTGATAACATCACCCAAGTTACCTTTCTTATCGTTGAATTCTTCTAGGGATTTGTTTGCATTTGCTATACCCCAGAATTCGTTATCTAGCCAGGCCAGCTCGGATTTGATGTATAGTTGTACGTTTTGTAAGACGTTATTAGGTGTAGTAGCCACGATAAATACTCCAAATAAGTTTGGAGTCTGACCGTCCCTGTCTGCGTGTTATTATCTGCCTTGACGAAGTAATTTCTTCAAGTCTTTCACGGACAAGTTGTGATCATCGACTCCAGCATTTATTGAAGACTTAAGTTGTCCGATAGGTTGTTGGGCTGATTGCTCTTGATCTAATGCCTCTCGATTCGTCTTTATCGAATTGCCAATACTAGCCATACGTTGCATAGCTAACTTAGGCTGTTCGTGAATAAGATTCAATAGAATACCCATTTTCTCTGGGTTCTCTATTAGCTCATTCATAATATCGCCGGTATTGTCCATGTTGTTAGCCATTTGCACTAACTTCTGGGTACCTTCTTTACTAAAGTCCAAATCATCAAGCTTCTTTTCAAGACCAGGATATTGTTTCTCGGCCGCTTGCATTTTGCCAACGAAGCTCTCAACAAATTGCTTGTTTTTATATTCTTCGGCTTGTGCTTGCAAATAATGGGGAACATGTTCAGCAATCATTCTTTGAATATCTTCAGCACCCATTTGTTGAGTCTGTTGAATTCCTCCCAACGTTTGTACTTGTTGGGGCGCCTGTTGTTGAGGCGCTTGCTGTTGCTGCTGTTGTTCTTGCTGTTCTCGTTCCACTAATGCCTCCTGTTTACCTTTCTCATAAGCTTTGGCGCGCTCACGCGCGACAATCTTGGATACCGTTGCTTTGTCTAACGTTTCATCGTTTTGATTGGCAACACCTTCGCTTATAACCGGTTCAGCAGGAATACTATCCTGTAAATCAGTACCTAAACTATCAGTCATAAATCTTCACCTTTTGACTAGTTATCGGTGTCACCGTAGATTCAATGCAATCTCGCTGCAAAGTGTCGGCCATGTTATCGTGTGGCTCCGTAGTTAGCTAATTATTTGCTTCTGAAGCTTTATTGTCAAGTGTTCTACCTAATGTTATATTTTTGCACGCCCTAATTTGTTCATTCGGCACAGTCCAACATTCTCTAGTAGCTGTAATAAAACAAACCCAGTAAATAGAGTACTCTGGTGAATAATCAATCATAGCAACGGCATAACCTTCACCTTTTCCTAGAACTACCAACGGGATTTGAGGGTTTAACTGAATTATGGTCATTCTTAGTATCCTTTGTTTCTTTTAAAATCTTAATGAATTCATTATCTAGCCCAGGTGTATAGAGAAATTGACTCAAATAAAAAGTTCATTTTTTCTTCTTTTTCTTTGCAACACTGTATGCAATGGCAATGGCCTGAGATGGTTTTTTTCCAGCATTTTCTTCGGCAGCAATATTCTTACCAAAATCCTTGCTACCGGGCTTAGCGCCTCGCTTGAGCGGCATAATAATTCCTTATTGAATTTCATATTTCTCAATTTTACTAATAGCCATCTGAATAAGAAACGCTCCTTCTTCCTCAGACATTACTGCATGAACAATATCTTCAAAAAACTCATTTAACATCTTTGCAGTGGCTTCTTTGGTTTCTATAAATCCTATTTTATGGGCGTCTTTACAGTGAACTATATTCTGATATTGTCTTATAAACTTTGGCATAGTTATTCCTTACATCATTTCATGCAATCTTTTTTTACTTCTTTCTTAATTAACTTCATATCTTGCTTTTCGTCTGGATGTTTCATACGCCTTTCGGCTCGTTTTTCTTTCAGGGTCTTTAAAGGCATTTTTTTTTCATTTTTCTTTTGTTTTTGTTCTTTCACTTTGATCTCCTTAAAGAGCATCGTCTTCATTCTGTTTTTAATTTCTTAAGTTTATCGGCTTCTTTCTGTGCCGCAGCAGCCATGTATTTATTGTATGCTTTTAACGTAGCCTTTCTTTCTTTGACTACATCCTCGGGCGTCTTTAATTCAAGAAATATTATTAAATTAAAAATACGTCTAAATGTTGCAAGTAGTCGATTATGCAATAATGGAGTAAATAAGCAATGAAACTCTGATTTTATAAGAAGGACAATATAACGGTCACCAAATGATGTCACCTTATTGCGCCAACCTATACAATTAGCTACAGCATTTAATGACATTCCAGTTAAGTCCCACGGATTACTGATGACATCATATGGTTCATATATTTTATATTTTATAGTATCAATCATGCAGCCATTTTCCTTTATTATTTCTTTTTACTGAGAACCTTATTAGCCTTTGAATCAATCTTAGCCTTACTTGATTCGGATAATTTTCCTTTATTTGCCATTTGGCTTGCTCGAGCTTTAGCATTAGATGCTCTAGCTTTTGTATCTACAGGATACTTCCTAGATTCAGGCAGAGCAAATTCGCTTTTTGGTAGAGCATTTCTTTTCTTAGCATTAAGTTTTGACATTGGTTTTCTCCAAATATAATGCCAATTCTTTTAAAAGCTCTGGACTATCTTTAACTATCCCTAGCACCCGATTGCAGCGATCACATATCCATCCACGAAAATACCCAGATGAATGACAATGGTCAAATACAATTCTATATTCATTCTCTTTGCAAATCTCACAAAACTCTGGCTTTTCTCGGCCAGCCTCTTGTATTCTTTTAATCTCTTTTCTTTCAGCAAATCTTTTTAATCTCGCTTTCTCTGCTTCAGGATTCAGTGCTCGCATTCTTTTACGTTGCTCTCTATCCCGTTTTCTAACATGTTCAATATTGCTTTGACGCCATTCTTTCCTGTATTCATCCAGCTTTTCTTTGTGCTTTTCATTATATCGCTTGCATTGTTCCGCTCTTTTTTCAGGATTATTTTTTCGCCATTCCTTCACTACTTCATAATTTTTTTCACGGGTTTTGTGCCGTCTAATCCTCAAGCATTCAATACAAACACCATTACAAATCATTCGCTCTACTATGTGACCAAATTTACACGGCACTCCAGTAAAATATCTTTTTAACCCTTTATCAAAGGCCTCTCTAGCTGTAATTAGTTCCATACCCATTCCATAACGAAATGGGTATTATATCATGTATAGGGTAATATAGCCTTGTCGGGCATGGGATACTTTTCTTGTCCCGGTAATCCAAAATCACTCTTGGGGATTTTCTTGCGTGCTTTGGCAGTTAGTTCGGCCATTAGCATTCCCCTTTTCGGTCGAATAGTTGTTTAACAATCTTAGTGCGCTCAGCTTGAGATACACCAGGTGTTAGCTTATACATAGAACTCATTATTTGCGAGCGGCTAAAGCCATCACGCTCGAGTCTAGCTATGCCATGACGCTCGGATATTTGTTTCTCTGTTATTCTGTATTTAGGCTCAGGCATTATTTTCTCCCATATAATTTAGCTTGTTCCTTATGCAGATATTCAGCATAATCATTTGCTGCTTCTTTCGAATGAAAGATACCTAAATGCTGTCTTGAATTCTTAAATTGTTCAATAGCTTCTTTTTCAGAAAGTATCTTACCATCATTACTAACACGTGGAATTAATGCTTCTTTACCGTCATCTAGTCCTATACCCATTGACCAAACTGTACTATGACCTCCGGTTTCAGGATTATATACAACAGGACGATTAGTCAAATCAATATTACCAGGCATATGCATGCCTTCAAACCGTGGTGATAATTCAGCACGCATCTTAGTACCATATGGCTTATCCCCACCTAAGGAACTTACCAGTTGTTGGATCCATTCATTCATTTTTCTTCTCGGGCTTATTCGCTTTCTCCATTTTATGAATTAACTCTCCATGTTTCAACATAGCATCATGAGTACTTAAATTACGTTGATGTTCTTTAAACTCTAACTCAGCAATTTTAGTGGCATTATCAATGGAATGGTTAAACCTACTAGTCTCGCCTTCTTCTAGCCGTATTACTTGATCAACCTGTGCTGCTGATATCTTGGCCTCAGCTTCCATTAATTTAGCCTGTGCAAGTTCTTTCTCTACTTCTAATTTAGCAATGGCTATCTGATTCTCAACTTGATCTTGCGCACCTTTCTGCTTAACTTTCTCCATCTCGGCCTGAGCACGAATCATATTAGGGTCATTTTGCATCTGTTGCTGTTGCATCTGCATGGCTTGTTGTTGTTGTTGTGCTTTCTTCTCTATCCATCTGGGAACTGCTTCTTTAAGCCTATCAGCACCATATATAGTTAGGTTATCTACCAATATAGGCAATGTTTCATCATCATTCATAAACATTGAGAATTCTTCACTTGCTTGCATTAATGCTGTTATCTGTTGCAAGGCTTGATTTTTCTGTACTTGGAAATTAACACCTGCTTCAATGCAAACATTAAGCGCATGGTCACTGTAATCAAGCTTAGGTGCCTCTTTTGTATTTACTTCCTCGTAACTACGTTTACCTGCATTATCCATTGTAGGTAGCTTACGCTTACCAAGTACATACTTAGGCAAGAGATTAGTATGTATGATTGCCATTTGATTTAAGCCTGCCAAATAGCCCACCACATAAGGCATAGCAGCAGCGTTACCAACAGTAGCTGTCTCAATAACCGCTTTGCCGGATAAATCATTGTCATTCTGACCCAGATTGCTTGCATAACTTCCCAATATGGTCTGAGTGGTTGGATCAGTAACTTGAAAAGCCTGCATAACCTCAGGAGGCGCCGGAACATTTTGTACCTCACGAATTGGAGTTGGAATAGGTTGATCTGGATTGTTTTCATTAAACGCATTAACAACTAATGTGCTCGCTCTCTGAGGGTTAGTAAGAGCCGCTAGGTAATCCTTCTCCTGCGGTATCGCTTCTTTCATCACAATAAACTTATGCTGAACTTGATTTTGCAAGTAATTAGCTAATGTTTGACCTGCAAAGTTCTTTAAATCCTGTATCCCTCTCGCATGATAAACATAAGGTCTTGTCATCTGATAAGATTGACTAGAGGATTCCCCTCTGCTCAATATAATAGAATGACCGTCAAAGAATACATGCGGTAAAAATGTGTAATCCGTCTCTCTATATTCTAATACCTTACAACCAATCATTCTATAGTGACAAATAGTTTCTAATTCAGTCGTGCGCTTGCCAGTAACAACGGGTATCTGCTCCAGTATATGCAACTCTTCCCATTTCTTTTCTAACTTGTGATATTCGCTTAAAGGCATTGTCGCACCATTAGCAAGCTTAACTATCTTAACGCGGCGTTTCTTTTTCTCATAATAGTCACACATCAAAATAGTTTTACGTTGCTGAGAATCCTCATATGTCCAGCTGAAACCCTCAATATCACGTAAATATTCAAGTTCTTCTACATGCAAATCAGGGTATTTCAACTGAAAATCTTCTTCAAGCATTGGAAATAATTCAAAGCTATATCCACCATCACCTTTATGACTTGATCTCGCCAACGGGTCAAATCCACAGAGCGTGGGATCAAATGCTCTATCCCAGCGAATAATTTGATCTAATGACATTGGGGTTGCGTATTCAGTCCATACTTTACCTACGGAGAAGCCACCAGATAACAAATCTTTGTAGACTTCGTAAGCAAAGGAATTTTTATTTGCATCATACATAGTATGCCGGATATTGTTTTCAATAAGTTTTAGCAATTGGTCGGGAACTGGGGCATCTTCAGCAGGGGACACAATGATGCTAGGCTCTTGCTTACTAAACTCCCCGAGCAAACGACTGAGATAGGCTTCTAATATGTTAAACTCAGTTGCAGGCCGGTTAAGACGGCGGAGCATCGATCGCTGGTCTTCGGTAACAGATTCACAAAATACAAAACGTCTAAAGTCACGAAATCGTTTATAGTTATCTTCGAAATAGAGATAACTAGTAGCGATATTGCGCTTGATGCGCTGTAAATTATCATCGCCGTAATAATCCTTAATTTCCGCCATAATATAAATCGCTCTCGATTTGCAAACGCTCAAGCTGTGGTCTCATAATACTAGCAGATTTTGCTTCATCTTGTTTAGCATTAATATTAATTGATTTATCAATAAGTGCAATGCGGATGGCATCTGCTAAGGTATCGGCCACATCGTCCCTACGATGCGATTCATTTGCCGTAATCTTACTCATATGAGTAATGCAATTCTCAATATGCTTAGCCCCCAATGTAAAGCTAATCTTCTTCGCTGCAACGTGTGGCTGACACGCCAAGAATCGTGCTGTCTTGCTGCCGCTGGATCTGCTACGTGGGATATCTCTAACTTGTATTCCTCTGATATCTTTAAGCACTGAAAGCAATGTGGTTCCTGTACTCTTCTTCTCAATCGCAGCTAGCAACGGCGATACTTTATGGCGCATGCAGTCTGCCCAAAATTCGACGAAAGTATCTTGTAAATCCTTAGGCTCGACATGTACTTCCAAACAATCTAACCAGTGTAATGCATATTCTCCAGTCTTGCGCCCGAATGTCTCAATTTCATACACACCCCAAAAGCTAAATGCGCTTGCATCATTGTAGTTCTTATCTGTCTCTGCGGTATCTGCCGTAATGAATGTAGTTATTATCTTTGGTTCTTCATCGAGCACAACAAACCAATCTTTCTTGAAAACAGCGCCCCCAGCAGGTTGTGGGTCTTGTTGATGTTGTGAGGCAAATACATAGATATCGCGCTCTTGTCTAATGCGTAACATAGCCAATGGAAATGCTTCTGGGTACAACGCATTGCCACTATCATCTATAGACTTTAATATTACTCTCCGCCATTCGTGACCATCCTCGCCGGATAAAAGATATGCCGCTAAATCGGCTTCATGTAATCTTTGACCTATCATTATAAATGGTACGTTTATTCCACGAGCGCGCTGTTGGATAGTATCCCTGTAATTTTGGATAACTTTTTCTCGCATTGTATCAGAGAATACTTCATCCGGTTTGTGCGGATCGTCGAGGATAAGTGCTCCACTAAATCTATTAAGGCCTGGTAATCCTGCGTCCCGGCCAGTGATTGCACCAGCCGATCCAAACGCTCCCACAGCACCACCAGCTGTGGTTTGGAAGAAATCCTTGGCTTTGCTATCCGCTCTGAGTTCGACACCAAATAACCCCTTATATTCTTTGCTCATCATTATACGACGAACTGTGTCTGTATGAGTAGCCGCTAACGTTTGAGCATAGCTAATGTATAAAAATCGGCTATCAGGATAAAGCGACATGCACCACGCAATCCAATAAGCTAATAATGTTGATTTTCCATGCCCGGGAGGAATATTACAAACTAAACGTAAAGTCTCTAGTTTAGAGCATTTAACGAGCTCCCGACACACTGTAACTATATGAGATTCACGACTTAATGGTTGAGAGATAATAAATTCACGGCCTGTTAGAATAGGGTAGAATGTGCGTACAAAGAGAAAAAAGCTAGACTGTTGGTCTGACATGAGTTGAGCGTGTTCTTGTTCATTCATCGTTTGCTATCGGTTTATGGGTTTTAATTGAATACCATTTCATTAAATATCACTTGTATTAGTTTTGTTCAGGTCTGCTACTATCTCTTTAATCTTATTAAGTGCCTCATGCGGATTCGAGTTGTCTTCTTTTTTGTGCTCTCCGTAGATTTTTGGTGCTAATTTACAAGCTATCCATTTTCTCGTATCGATTAATAATCGAGCATGTGCAACCATTCCACTGTCTATTTTATATGCACCGCTTACCGGGTCTTGATAGTAATATTTGCTTATATCTTTGCCAATATCGTCTATGGATTCTGCTAATAATTCTGCTTGTTCCATCTTAGCTTGAGCGTATTTGGCACTAAATGCTACATGTTCTCTGCGCCAGCGATTTATAGTTTGATGCTCTGGTAAGTCAGGATATTTCTCACACAAACTTGGTAAGCCAATTTCGTGAGTAGCGACTAAATCACAAATTCTTTGCGACATAGCGGGTGTATATAGAGTTGGTCTTCCTGCAGGCATAAATACTCCTACTCAATTTCATATTTAACTATCAATGCATCAATCCATACAGTAACAGCATCTAGATAAATCCTCAATGCTACAATATCATCTGTACTATATGTATACAATTTGATCATAAATACTCACAATTACTGTGGATAACTCATGTATAACCCATTGTAACGCAGCCTACATAAGCATTTCAACATTTGTTCAATTATTTGAATATAAGTGTTGCGTGTGACATGTAAATGTAATATAATGGCCCCATCAAATAACAAAACGGGGAAATAAAATGACAATAAGTAGACTAATAAAATCAGAATTAAAGAAAAAATATCCACATGTAAAGTTTAGCGTAACAGGCTCTTACGATTGTATAAATGTAAGCTGGACAAATGGAATAACAGTTAAAATGGTTGAAGAAATAACATCAAAATATAAGTTAGGCCGTTTTGATGGAATGACAGACAGCTATGAATATACTAATAAACGCGATGATGTTCCTCAGGTATCTTATATATTTTTAAACCGAACAATTAGTGACGATATCTACGAATCTAAATTTAATGAATATAAGAAAAAATACTCAGGATGGGAATCTTTAAATAACATGTACGACAATACTATCAATATGATGGGTTACAATCCGGCAGGATTTATCATGCTGGGTTATAATCCGGCAGGATTTATAAGGCATACACTAACAGATGTTTGTTTGTAATAAGCATTATCACACTCTTAATAAATATTTTTAGGGTAAAGCCATGATTGACTACGACAAGATGAAAGAATTATACAAATTAGCATATGAATACGCAGAGGAAAGGTGCGAAGTAGGAGAAATTAGAGTTTTAATTAATAAGCCTGGTTCGTGTTCTGATTCTTATTATTTTAATGGAATTGGGTTCACAAATATTGATGCTCTAATTGCCAAATTATATAAACTTAAGCTTGTAAACGAGATATTTAAAGGGGCGATATAAATGTCAGATTGCAAAGAAGATACTGACACATACGAAGGTTACACATTTCACACGTGGTGCGATGGTGAGCATGCAGAAACATGGGTGTGGCAAATCATACTTAACGATCCAGATCGTAAATTTTGGACCGGTATTGACACCGAAGAAAGCGACGAATACTACGACACGCAGGAAGAGGCTCATACTGCAGCCTGCACGTACATAGACCGTATGATGTCTGGTCCAGACGAACCCGACTATGACGCACCAACATCCTATGAAATCTATCTCAAAGCTCATGAAGATAGACGAAAATTAAGAGGATATTAAAATGAATGCAGCTGAAAAACTTATAGAAGCATTAAAGGCCGCTAAAAAATCAGGGTTCATTAAAAATGTCCCTCAGATATTTGATTATATATTTTTGCATGGATTTTTGGATAAGACCAAAAGTGAGGGATATAAAATTGATATATATAAATATGTTTTCTCAGATTACAGCCAAATAACTGTATCTACAAATGGATTCATAGAGATATTTGAACCCGTAAGTCTTGCTAGATTATTCGAGGAATGAACATGAAATTTCCAGAGGCTATCGTATTGGCAACAATGGTTATCTGTATAACGTACATATTTGTGGAGGTAATGAAGTGAACATCGAAACAATTTGTTGTATATGTTTAGCGCTAATTGTAACAATAGGGGCTTTTATGCTTAGTGTCGCATCTTTTGCGATGTGGAGAATGATTTTAACGGGCCAATGGCCATAGCGGACAACTAACGATGGAGATATACAAGATGAACGAATTAGAAGACGAAGCATTTAACGAGCTACACAAGATATGGGTAGACGCGCAAGTGAAACTTAATAAACTTTTGGAGGAAAGGGAAATGAAAGAATTAACTTTATATGAAATATGTGCAGAAGACCATTCTCTATTCGCGAATCTAGAATCAGACGGTGAAATAACGGTAGAAGTATGGGACGAGCAACACGCAGTAGTCTACAAAGAAAAAAGTAACCAACATGCGTGGGATAGTTTGGTGTGCTTTGCAAGGATGATTGTGGCCCAGGATAAGAAGATTCAGAAGGAAATAGAAAGTGAGTGAGCAGGTGGTAGAAAATATTATAGACAAAGATAAATTTCAATGGCACCAAATTGTATATGGACTTTTTGATGGCAAAGAAATAGTTGAGTTTAAGATTTTACGAAAAGGGGCGCCGAATCATTACTACGTAACATCATGCGGAATACTATCGCATATACATGAAGACCTTTTATTTGCTGAAAAACCTGACATAGAAGGGGATCGAAAATGATTAAACAAAAAATATTAGGCACGTTGGGCTTTGTTCTGTTATGTGCAATTTTTATCTTTTGCGTACATGACTGTGCTAATTTATTGACAAAAGTTATCGAGAACCATTTCACTTTGGAGTTTACTAAATGATTGACTATGAGAAACTAAAGATAGCGCACGAACTAATTCTTAAAACTCCTGAAAAGTATGGACTTGCTTGTTGTGTCGGCTGTTCGTTTGATACATATTTTAGATTATATTCTCTAAACAGTGAATTTTCTGAAGATTATGATGGCCTGGAAGAAGTAATCGCTAAACTGCGGGAGCTCACACAATCCGAACCAAAATACAAAATAGACCAAAAAGTATGGTATATAAACATACATAATTTGCCAGTAAGCAACCCAATAGAAAGTATAGCAGTAGAAGAAACTGACAAAATGTATTTAATTTTTGATAAATGGTTCCAAGAAGACGAACTATACGCTACAAAATTCGATCTAGTCGAAGCCCAAACTAAACACTGGCAAAGTTTAACAAATAATATTGATATGTCATTAAATAAAGAAGAAAATCCGGAATTAAATCTTGCAGCCCTAACTAATAAACAAATCTACGATAAAGGCTATCTAGATGGAATAGGAACCTGTATAAAACCATGGGATGGTTATAAATGAATGATTTCACGAAAGAGGAACTTACCAGTATATGATGAAATTGAACTTAATTTGGAATGTTAAATGATAATCAGTGAAAAACAAATCTAATTGTAACTTGACATTCTTTAT